AACGAGGTAACGCTATGGATCAAAATGAGTTCGACGAACCAACAGAGAACGACAAAGAGCTAACCTCCTTTGTCGTTGACCACTGTGACCGCTGGCGCGACTGGCGCGACACGAACTTTCTTCCCAACTACCTAGAATATGAGCGCATCTTTCGTGGCGAATGGGCTGCTGAGGACAAGACACGAGACTCTGAGCGATCACGCATCGTGACCCCTGCTACCCAGCAAGCGGTAGAAACCCGTCACGCTGAGATCATGGAAGCCATCTTCGGTCAGGGCGAGTTCTTTGATATTGAAGACGATCTTAAAGATGTCAACGGCAATCCGTTAGATGTCGAGGCGCTCAAAGCCCAGTTGATGGAAGACTTCAAACAAGACAAGATCAGAAAAGCTATCGACCAGATCGAGTTGATGGCTGAAATCTATGGCACGGGCATTGGCGAGATTGTCGTCAAAGAAGAAAAGGTCTTTGAGCCAGCTACCCAGCCGATTCCAGGCCAGATGGGTCAAGCGGCCATTGGTGTAGTAGAAAAAAACCGCATTGCGGTAAAGATCACCCCTGTCAACCCTAAGAATTTCTTGTTTGACCCCAATGGGACGACCATTGATGACTGCATGGGCGTGGCAATTGAGAAGTTTGTCAGCATCCACAAGGTTGTCGAGGGGATTGAGAAGGGCATCTACCGCAAGGTAAACATCACTACTGGTGACGAGGATACTGACCTTGAGCCAACCCAAGAAGTGAGCCAGTACAGAGATGGAAAAGTGCGGCTGCTGACGTACTACGGCCTTGTGCCAAGGGAGTACCTAACGGAAAAGGACGAGGAAATAGAGGAATTGTTCCCCGAGGACTCGGTTGCTGATGATTACTCAAACATGGTGGAAGCCATTGTGGTGATTGCCAACGAGGGTTTGCTGCTCAAGGCAGAAGAAAACCCGTACATGATGAAAGATCGTCCGGTTCTGTCTTATCAGGACGATACCGTTCCAAATCGGCTGTTGGGTCGAGGGACGGTAGAGAAATCTTACAACATGCAGAAGGCGATTGACGCACAAGTGCGTAGCCATCTGGATTCTCTTGCTTTGACTACCTCACCAATGATCGGTTTGGACGCTTCTCGCCTTCCAAGAGGCGCTAAGTTTGAAGTGAAACCTGGCAAAGCGTTCTTAGTCAACGGCAACCCTGCTGAGATTCTCTACCCGTTCAAGTTTGGCGAGACAAGTCTCAACAATCTGAACACGGCTAAAGAGTTTGAGAGGATGTTGCTCCAAGCCACCGGCACGATGGATGGTCAAGGCATGGTTAGTCAAGGCAATCGGGACGGCGCTGGCATGTCAATGGCAGTGGCTACGATTATCAAGAAGTACAAACGCACACTGGTGAACTTCCAAGAAGATTTCTTGATCCCTTTCATCCAAAAGGCAGCGTTCAGGTACATGCAGTTTGACCCAGAGCGCTATCCATCGGTGGACATGAAGTTCATCCCGACGGCTACGCTTGGAATTATTGCTAGAGAGTACGAGCAGCAGCAGTTTGTGGGTCTGTTGCAGACTCTTGGCCCGAATACACCGGTGTTACCAATCATTCTGAAGGGCATTTTTGCCAATTCCAGCCTGTCTAACAGGTATGAAATGATTGCGGCCTTAGATCAGATGAGCCAGCCCAACCCAGAGGCACAACAACTGGAGCAAGCCCAACAGCAATTGGCATTGCAAGCAGCTCAGGCTCAGATTGCTGTTAGTACGACTCAGGCCGAACAGAATCGGGCAGAGGCACAAAAGTTGTCTGTAGAGACACAGCTTATGCCGCAAGAATCGCAAGCTAAGACTATGGCGGCTTTGACAAAGAATTTACCAGATGACAACGAAGGTAAAGAGTTTGACAAACGGGTCAAGATTGCGGAGTTGATGCTCAAAGAAGCTGACATCAAGAACAAGTCCAAGATCGTTGAGTTGCAGATGGCAAACAAACAAGAGAATTTACGCTCAGTCGAGAACGAGTTCCTTGACCAACTGTCGGGAGCATTGAAATGATTGATCTCGATTCAATGTCTGACGATGACAAGCTAGCGGCGCTTGAGTCGATCCACAAGTCAATTGCAGAGAGCAAGGAAGTTCAAAAGCAAAAGATTGCAGCCAATGTCAATTTGGTGCTGCAAGCCCTCAAGAAGATGGAGTCCGATATTCGGGCGCGGTATGACGAAACAGGCAAAGCAATTGAGAAGCGGGTCGCCAACATCAAAGATGGTCGAGATGGGCAAGACGGTGTAGATGGGCAAAAAGGTAAGGACGGAAGGCCAGGTCGTGATGGGTTGCCAGGCGCTCGCGGCATTGATGGGCTGAACGGCATAAACGGTGTAGATGGTCAAGATGGTGTTTCTGTCACGGACGCCAAGATTGACTTTGATGGCAGCTTGATTATTACTTTGTCTACTGGGCAAGAGATCAATGTGGGTGAGGTTGTATCTCCCGACTTGGCGCAAAAGATACAAGTTATCAGCACTATGTCCACCAACGGGGCGGTTGGCATTAAAGACGAAGGTAGCTCAATCTCCACGGGTGTGAAGAACATCAACTTTGTTGGCGCGACTGTTACCGCTACTGCCTCTGGTGATGATGTCACTGTCAATGTGAGTGCTGGAACAGGAACAGTAACAAGTGTCGCTGTATCTGGTGGCACTACGGGTCTGACAACAAGTGGTGGGCCAATTACCACAACCGGCACGATTACCTTGGGCGGCACTCTTGCCACTGCTAACGGTGGTACGGGCAATGCTACAGGTACAGCCACAATAAACGCAAACTTAACCGGCGATGTCACCTCTATTGGTAACGCATCAACGCTAGCAACGGTTAATAGCAATGTGGGCGCATTTACAAATGCCAACATTACAGTCAATGCCAAAGGCTTGATTACCGCTGCTGCAAGCGGATCGCCTGGCGGCGTGACTTCTGTTACAGGCACATCACCCGTTGTCTCAAGTGGAGGTACAACCCCTGCCATCAGCTTGGCCTCGGGCTACGGTGACACGCTTAACCCTTACGCATCTAAGACGGCTAACTTTGTTTTGGCTGCACCTGATGGAACGGCTGGTGTACCAACCTTCCGCGCTGTTGTTGCGGCTGATATTCCCACGCTAAACCAAAGCACCACGGGCAGCGCCGCTACCCTGACTACAGGCCGCACAATTGCGGTTACGGGTGACTTAGCCTACACCAGCCCGTCTTTTGACGGATCAGCCAACGTCACAGCTGCTGGAACACTGGCGACTGTTAACTCCAATGTTGGCTCGTTCACGGCCGCAAACATCACAGTCAATGCCAAGGGTCTTATCACTGCTGCCGCCAACGGGACGGCCGGTGCGACTATCAGCAATGACACCACAACGGCCAGCAATCTTTTTCCCTTGTTTGCATCTGCAACAAGCGGTGTGCCAACAACGATCTTTACAAGCAACGCGCAGTATTTGTACAAGCCTTCTACTGGCGAGTTAAGCGTCAAAGCACCACGGGCTTCAAACGGCATTGTTGTCAACAGCGCCACGATTGCAGAAAACTACACCATTGCTACGGGCGACAACGCTATGAGCGCTGGGCCAGTAACAGTTAGCGCAAGCATTGTCGTAACAGTCTCCAGCGGCTCACGCTGGGTCGTAGTCTAGAGGAAATATATGGCAGTAACTATTGACGGAACAAGTGGAATTAACACACCAGGCGTGGTAAACACTGCGGCTGAGACTATTGCAACGACCCTAGCTGTGACGGGCGTTACAACCTTTGCGGCTGGCACAGCGGCATTACCAGCCATCACCACTACGGGCGATACGAACACAGGCATCTTCTTCCCTGCGGCTGACACCATTGCTTTTGCTGAGGGTGGTGCTGAGGCTATGCGTTTGACTAGCGCAGGTAATTTGTGTATTGGTTCTACAGCCGCCGGTGACGCAGGAACAATTAACCTTTCTGTTGGTTCTGCGGGGGTTACTAGCGGCGGTGTGCAACTTTGGGCTGGCCCGTCTCAAGAACACTACATTCAATGGGGTGATTCAACTACAGGCCCAGCAAATTATGCTGGGGCTATTAGCTATGCTCATGCCAGCGATGCCATGAAGTTTTTTACTGTCTCGACAGAACGCGCCCGTATCGACTCCAGCGGTAACTTGCTGGTGGGGACTACGAGTGCAGACCAAGCTAATACCAGATTCCAAGTAAACGGGGGTAATGCTGGAACGCAAATGTTTATATTTAAAAACACGCTTACTAGCGGTTCTGCGTTTGTATTACAAGCCACCCTTTCTTATTCTCCAAACGATGCCACTTCACGATTTATGACTTGTGGAGATACCACAACTGACCGGATTTTATTGCGGTCAAATGGGGGTATTGCAAATTACAGCGCAAACAATGCCAATTTATCTGATGCGCGCACCAAAACAAATATTGAAAACGCTGGTAACTACCTTACAAAAATCTGTGCTATTCCTGTTCGCACATTCAAATACAAAGACCAGACCGACGACTTGTTGAACTTGGGCGTGATTGCCCAAGAAGTTGAAGCTGTTGCTCCTGAGTTAATTGACGATTCTGGTTTTGGAGAAACACCTGATGATGGAATTCCATTAAAGGCAATCTACCAAACTGACTTGCAATATGCCCTGATGAAGTGCATCCAAGAACAACAAGCCCTCATCACAGCCCTGACAACCCGCATCACCGCACTGGAGGCAGCATGAGTCTATTAGCCGTTCAAGGGGGTGCTACGGGCACTGGTACAGTCACCCTGTTAGCCCCTGTCACAAACACAAACAGGACGCTGACACTACCTGACCAGACAGCAACATTAATTACAGACTCAGCGGCCATTCTAAACATCGGCTCTGGTCAGGTGTACAAGGATGCCAGCGGCAATGTGGGGATTGGTACAACTACGCCAACAAGAAAGCTAACTATCGCTGGCACAGGTGCATTTTCGTCAACAGCAGCGCCGTCAATTAGGCTTGACGATACAGCATCAAGCCGTCTTGCACTTATTGACTTTGACAGCAGCCAGAATTTGAATGTATGGGCGGGTACTGATACAGGCGCAATTCGGTTTATAACAAACACTGGCGCTGGCACAGAACGCGCCCGTATCGACTCCAGCGGCAACTTTCAAATGAACTCAGGCTACGGCTCAGTAGCCACAGCCTTTGGTTGCCGTGCATGGGTAAACTTTAACGGCACTGGCACTGTTGCGATTCGTGCAAGTGGGAATGTGTCTAGCATTACGGATAATGGGGTTGGTGATTACACGGTGAACTTTACGACTGCGATGCCTGATGTAAATTATGCTGTCACTTGGGAATGTGACCAAGTAATGCCATTTGTTCCAAACTCAAATGCAGTTGGCAACACAAATGTTCAAGCCAGAAACAGTGTGAACACAAATGCGGATATAGTCGCAGGTTATGTTGCCATTTTCCGCTAACCCCACCCAAACCCCATGAGCACCACCATGACCACCCAACGCATCATCTACAAAACCCCAGACGGCGGCGTAGCCGTCATCGTCCCCGCAGACACCATTGAAGCCTGCATGAAGGACATCCCAGAGGGCGCTGAGTACGCCATCGTGGATGCCGCAGACATTCCGTCAGACCGTACATTCAGAGGAGCATGGACATGGGCATCGTAATCGACCTAACCAAAGCCAAGGCTATCACGCATGATGCGCGTAGAACAGCCCGTGCTGCTGAGTTTGCACCGCTGGATGTGAAGGCCACCATCCCGTCTGAGGCCGCAGCCGCTGAAGCCGCCCGTGCGGCCATTCGCACCAAGTACGCTGACATGCAAACCGCTGTTGACGCTGCTGCTGATGTGGCGGCTTTGAAAACCATCATGGAGCAACTAGCATGACCGCGACAATCAACGCATCGACATCGGCAGGGGTAGTCACGACTGCTGACACCTCTGGGATTTTGCAACTCCAGACAAACGGCACTGCCGCGCTCACCGTAGACG